TCCACGATGCCCTTGATACGCGCCATCGAGACTGCGCCTGACTGTGTATCCCAACACCACACCTGATGGCTTGATGTGGTCACGATACGACCGCCACACATCGACTGTTCGTCGGTCTGTCCAGCATCAGTGTGACGCACCACGATATATGGCACTTGTGGCTGCCTGAGGGATATCGGGTCCTTCTCAGGAGCAAGATACAGGTAGATGCCCTGCTGATAGTTCGGTGCGCGATTGTCCACCGCCAGCAGGTCTTGAAGCGTTGCGTCAGCTGTGAGCGTGTCATAGATCCACTCGTCCACGACTAAGGATTCAACCATTGAAGTACTTCCTCACTACACCTTGAAACACGGTCCATGCCTTCGTGGATGCTGGTATCGCAAACGGACGATTCTTTTTGAACTCGAGTATTTTGCCATAAGGCGCTGCGATACTGATGATGTATTCGTAGTCGTTGACTTTACCGATGGTGATGTGTGTCCGAAGGAATGTCGTGCGAACAGCTGGTGCTTCTCCTGGCGCAGATGCTTGATAAATTGTTTGCGTTCCTGGGAGCTTGTATCTACGACCAGACTTAGGACCAGTCATCAGTGCAATCATGCCGGTAAAAGCAGAACTCACTGCCTTTTGCAAAAATACAGCGAGCATGCGAAACCGTTGCTCCGCATCGTCAAAGCCGGAGAGGTCAACCTTAACGGTCACGGAGCCAGCACCTCGATGAGCAGTGGACCGAAGCGTCGCACGGTAGTCGAGACTGTGAGCGACAATGTTAGACGCACGACAGCTGCTGTTGGATATGCAGCCGGGTTCAGAACCGTCACAATGCCCTGTGTGGCCATCGATTTCGTGAGTGTGACACTTCCTCCACCAAACGAATACGCGATGCCTGTGGCGGCGTTCGTGAAAGTCGCTCCGAGAGTGCCTGTCGTGATGTCGACTGGAGATCCATTGTCATCGACCAGACGCACCACGTACGTGTGCCAGTCACCCGTCCAGGCTGCGAGCTGCACAACCTGTTCGGGGTCTTCGGTGATGTTGATGATGTTCACACTCATACTGGCCTCACATAGAGTTTCAGTGGACCGAATACCTGCGTGTCTGTCGCGCCGGTTGTCCTAGTCACAGTTACAGTGTACGTGCCAGACGTGTTCGTGACCGTAGTCGTGAGACCAAATGACAGTCTGCCATTGTCCGCATACGTGGCTGTTCCGTTATACGTTGCCACGAGTGTCCCACCAGCATTGTATACCTTCGCCGATACTGTCGCACCAGTGATGTCGATTCCGGTTCCGTTCGCGTCCGTTACCTGAACATCGATGGACGTCGCCGTGCCGACGTTCACATCGAGCGGTTGGTCTGCTCCGAGGCCATCAGCCAGGAGTTGATAAGGTCCGATGTGTACGCTAGTTGCAGCTGACACAGGCGTCAACAGATCTGCGGAGATGTAGTCTGTGCCATTGTGAAGGAGCGCACCCTTGAGTTCCGTGGCGGCGTCTGTGTCGTTGACAATCGCATGGATGTCAGCATCCACACGAGAGACTCCACCAGACTGATGCAGTGTGACGAGACCTTCCTTCGAGTCCTGATCAGCACGAAGGACGTTCCATCCGAATGTCCCGTGAGTCGTGTGGTCGTTGGTCAATGCACCCCAGACAGCCGATGCAGTCTGTGCAGAGGTCAAGCCACCAGAGGACAGTTTGACCGTCATAACCGCACCGTTAGTACCGCTTGCACCACGCACCACGATAGTCACATCATCAGCACCAGCAGCCAGTGCAGCGTCGGGGATGTCAAGTCTGTAGACGCCCGGCATATTGGTAGCGTCAACCTCCGCAAAGCCGCCGGATGTCCACGCCTGAGCGATTGTACGGGCTACCAGCGGGATAGATACAGATGCTGTGCGTGTTCGGTTGTAGCGAGCTGATAGACCAGCGGTAGAGGCTGTGAGGCCTGTAGCACCGAGGTACAGTTCGATGCTTTGTGAGGTGGAACCTGGAGCGATTGTGATCGTAGACGCGTTGCGGTCGGTTGGATAATAAGCACCTATTCCACCAACTGGTCTGTAAGTGCCAGACCCTGCATCTGGGCTTGTACCTGTCCACGTTACACCGTAAAGGTCGGTTGTAGGTGCACCTGTAGCGTTACCAAATGATTTATTTGGACTGTCTACATAACTTGTCCCGGGTTGTAAATTGTTCAGCCCAAACAACAGGCTTTCAAATGTATCAACACCAAATACACCAGTACTTGAACTAGTAACCGACGCAGGTATGTTTGTTACAGTAGTTCCACAACCTATAAATCGATTATATGTCTGAATACCACTTACACTCGATGTTCCTGTGATACCAGTTGTACATCGTTTGAATAAACAGTTTTTGACTGTAATAAATGCATTAGCAGAACCAGTGAACTGATATACGCCCATAATGCCGCCAACAAATGTACAGTTGTATATGGCTGCTGTCGCTCCGTGAGGTAATAACCCGTACTGACAACTGTCAAAATAACAATTTTTAATGGTTGTTGTGTCTGCTAATTGTGATGCTCCATTTAGGTAAATGCCATACGCACTAGTTGCCCCGAAATAGCACTGGTCAAATGTTGCATCGATTGCAGTTGATGCCGATGCTGTTAAACGCACTTGTGCCCCATCGCTTACTGATGGAGCATTTTCAGTGCGAAATACACATTTTGTAAATTTTATGTATCGTGAAGTTAAAAACTGCAAACCACTAACTGTGCCTGTGTGAGCAGTCTCAAAAACAAGATTACTAAATGAATAATAGTTTTTTGATGTTGCTGTAATTAAGTAAGTGTTGTTATTTACAACCGCTGTGCCTGCGGCATTATATGCGGACAGTTTTACAACTCCGGCATTTACTCCGGTGAACTGACTGGCAGTAGGATTGCCTATAATTTGCACTTCAGATGTTGGGCTAGTTGCAAGGACACTTATAGTTTCGGTATATGTTCCAGGAGCTACATACACAATGTCGCCACCAGTAACCACAGACCCAGATTCAAACACCTTACCGATGGTTTGCCACGCTTGATTTGTCGCAGGCCCAGTGCCAGCGTTGGCGTTACTACCATCTGTCCTAACATAGTAAGTAGCCATTATTCAGCCGTCCCCGCTACGATTTCTTGAGCCATCACAACAGCAAACTGATTGCTGTATTGTTGCTGAAACTGTGCATCCTGCGTAACCCACCAACCGAATACGCTCGTGCCATTCTCACCGAAAGTACCTAAAAGGTTGCCTTCGTTGTCGTAGATATCACCAAAGACAATCCAGTCACCGGGACTCAACGGGTTAGGCTCCAGCCGATAGTTTTGCAGGTTCATTTGCCCACCTTCAGCGAGTTCGCTTGCACACCCTTGAACGGCATCGTGAGGAAGCCCAGCGCAGCAGACATCGCAGCAGTGACACCAGCCGCTACAGCCTTTGACCCGTACAGTGCCATCACTGCGCCAAGCTCGGCAATGTCCTTGGCTTCAGCGGTACGAACGCCATCACCAAAGACCGTGCTGAAGGACGCGACAAAGGCGATCAGGACAACCACGACCAGCCTTGAGATTGATATTCCGTTCATCTTTGTATTACCGCCTCCAGTGCGCTGACCTTGTTTTCAAGTTTACCGAGCCGCTGTTCTATCCTGCGGACTTCTTGCTGTTGACCATCAAGGGTATTGACGATGTGTGCCACCTGAGTCTCTAGGCGTGTCAACCTAACCTGTATGGCAACCCATGCAGTGCCTATGCTTATTACGGTGGTCATAACTTGTATGCCCACTTGAATCCACATCTCAGCCGTCATGCTACACGCTCCACCAATCCGCAGTGCTGTACTAAAAGTTCGGTCTGTCCAAAGTCAGTACCGATGACATCAAAGTATCGGGAATCATCACCTACAAGGTAGACCCGGTCTTGAGGCATCACATCAGCTGCAACGGCCACAATGAGTGTCCATTGCGCTGATGATGCTATCGCTCCACCAACAATTGATTCTGTGTCACTCTAGTTAGTAACCCGTGCAGGGTATTCGGCAACCTTGCGCCATGTCTCAGTAGCA